CACCGCGCCGGCGGTCCTTTTGGTGGTTATCGCCCGCGGTCGCTAGCGCCGGTTTATGCTCACGATGCAGAGCCCGATTGTCGCCACGGTGCCGCCGAACAGCGCGCCGAGGACGAACGCCAGCGCGATCATCGGCGGGTACCGTCGGACACGTAGCACTGCAGGCGATCGAGCGCATAGCCGTACATGCCTGCGTAGTCATCGCCGCCGTAGGTGGAGCCATCATCGCAGACCTCGTCCCAGTAGCCAGTGTGGGCAACGTCCTGGCTACGGTAGTAGACCTGCTTGTAGCCGCCGTCAGGCGTGATGTAGTACATCTGAACGCCGTCGATGGTCTGGCCCCAAAGGCCCGCCATGCCATTCACACTGTCGCTGTAGTTGGCAGACTGTACCCAGTCGAGCCAACCGCTCTCCTTGGTATGGACGCGGTACTTGAGCGTGCCACTGTCCACCCATGCGATCAGCATGTCGTGGGAGCCGTAGGGCACACCGGCGAAGCCCTCGGAATTGGAGTCGTTGAAGTTGGTCACAGCCTCATTCCACGCACCGTAGCGGTTATGGAGCGCATAGTGGATGTTTACGCTCTTGCCCGTGGACTTCGGGAACTTGGTACGGGTTGCAGAATAAGAGGGCTGATAGGTGCCTCCATTGCCGTTGGTCGGCGCGATGGGAGCGACATAACCGCTGCCGAGATAGGCTGCGACCGCCTGCTTGAACTCCCACCAGCTCTTACCGTACTGGGCGAAGTAGCCGTTGGGGTCGGTATGATCGGAGCCGCCCCAGCGCTGAGCTGCCTCGTAGTGACTTAGCAGGCGGGACGTATCCCAGCCGTGGGCGCGGAGCTCATCGCCGGCCCACTTCACGGCTTCATTCCACTGCTTTGCGAAATCGGAAGCATTGGTGGCATGAGCCAGCTCGATACCCACTGTGGCGTAGTTGCCGTTGCCCACGTGCCAGCAAAGACGGTTCTCGGGCACCGTGTTGTAGACCGTAGAACCGTCAAGCTCCATCACGTGATGGACGGCGTACGTGTCGTTGCGCGACCAAAGCAGTGTATGGTTGTAGGCGCTGGCACCGGGGTTTGCCGTCTCGTGGATTACGAGATATGACGCATTGAGGTAGCCGTGGCCGTTGCTCACGTACTTGTTGACGCTCTGGTACGCCTCGGCTCCGCACGGGGCGGCGAGGGCCGCGACGAGCGCGAGGACGATTGCGAAAACGCTGCGCATCGACAGCTTGCGCTTAGCCTCGGCGTTAGTCTCCGTCATGCTCGCCTCCCGCCTTGAGTCGCGCGGCGTCCACGGCCTGCTCGGCCGCGGCGTAGATGGCCGCGCTCGCGACCCCGCACACCGTGCCGATGGCGGCGACGGTCTGGTTGTCCGTGGCGATGCCGGCAACGCTGGTCGCGACGGAGCCCAAAAAGGCAGCCGTGCACAGCCAGAACTTGCGGCTCGTCACCTTGCGGATAATGTCTTCGGTAGTCATGATTCCTCCTATCTGTCGGATTCCTTGCTGTAGATCAGGTCGACTCGGTCGCAGATGTGGTCGACCTTTTGAGCCATGCCCTGGCTACGCGTCTGGCTGTGGACCAGGTCGGCGTGCAGCACGTCATTCGACGCGACGACCGACTCCATGAGGGTCTTCATCGCCTCCATGAGACTGTTGCTTCGCTCCATCTGCGCGGCGATTCGCCCTTCCATCTGCGAGCGCTCCCGATCTCGCTGCGCCCGCTCGTCCACTTCGGCCTGCTTTCGCTCCTCGCGCTTGAGGTCGATGTTCGCCTTGCGCTCGTTCTGGACCTTGTATTCGTCCAGAAATTGCCGCCCAAAATAGAAGGCGATCAGCACCAGCGCCGCGCCGCCAAGCCAGCCGGGTCCGTACGGCGCGAAGAGCTTGAGCACCTCCATCCGGCCTCCCTCCCGTTCTGCAGTGTGGTGGGGCCCATTCCCCGCCACATTGCAGGTTCGGGCCCCCGTAACGCCGGCCTACACCGCCGCCATCGTGCCGACGCACACGGCCAGCGGGCCCTGCGACAGGATCACGGCGCGGTCGGTGATGACGCACCCCGTGCAGGAGCGCACCATCGGGACCGTCACCACTGTCCCGTGCAGCATCACGTCTAGCGTCGTGCCGTGGATGCCCACGACCGTGCCGAACTCCATCGTCAGATGCTTGCCGCTCGACGGCATCGCCGCCGCCAGCCGCGCCGCCGCGCCCTTGATCTCGACCGCCGAATCGCTCATCGCTCGTACCTCCTCGCCGTGTGCTTTATGACGCAGCCGGCGTCGAGCGTCAGCGTCTGCTTCTGAATTGCCAGCTTTCCGACAACCCCGCCGGTCCTGTAGTTCATCGCCACCGCCATGCACGGCTCGACGGGCTTGTATACGCTCTTGAACTCGTCCGTGCGCGTCACGGCGCGCTCGGTGGCGAGCAGCTCCGCCGCCTTGGCGTCCGCAGCCGCCTGCATGGCGTCCTGGGGCCAAGGCGTTGCTGTGGAGCCCTCCTCGACCTTGTCGGCGACGAAGATTGCCTCGCCGCCGTCGATGTAGCAGTAGCCCCAGCTGACCTTGTTGTGGTTCTCCGTGGCGTGATAGGTGTAGCCGACCTTCTGCCACTCGCCAGTCAGAGTGAAGCCCTTGGTCACCGGGCCAAGCGCCCTCTCCTGGTCCCAGAAGGACTGTATGATGCCCGTCGCGCCCTTGGTGCCCTTGACCCACACGCTCTGCGTGTAGTCCGTGTCCTTCTTGACGCTCGGCCCCTCGTCCTGGCAGAAGCCGACGCGCCCGCCAGTCGAGACGACCTTGATGCCGAAGATCACCCCCGTCTGCGGCGAGTCGGGAACGTAGACGGTCTGGATGCTGCCGTGTGAATCGCTCTTGCGGAAGTTCTTCTCAGACTTCTTTCCGATGCCGATGAGGGCGTTGGCGGCACCCTCGACAAGGTTGGCGTCCTCGGTGTCCACGCCCGGCAGGCTGTCGTAGCTGTAGATCTTTACGATTCGACGACCGACCGAGACGGTCGAGAGGTCGGAGTCGGGCGAGTCGTCCACCGCCGTGCCGCGCACCGATGCGTCTTGCGTGCTGAAGTCCACGTGCACGACATTGCAGACCTCGGCGCGATTGGTCGATTCGGTCATGGCAGACATGAAGCGCGCGTCCCTGCCCTCGGTGAACTCCGCAGAGATGGGCATGTCGGCGGGCTCGACGTACCGCCTGAACAACACGTTGCCCATGCGGTCGGTCGAGGCCGAGCGGAACCCCGCCGCCTCGAGGAGCAGGTTCACGGCGTCCAGCTTGGTCTTGGCGTCGTTGTTCCTGCCCACGCCGAACACCCAGTTGCTGCCCAACAGGATGCTGCTGCTGTCGGCGTAGACGGTGAGGCCGACCGACTCGGCTATCTTGACGGCCTCCTCCACCGCATTGCTGTCCTGCGCGATCACGTAGGGGCCGTCGAAGTCGTCGTCCTTGAGCAGCTTCAGGAGACCGTAGGCGTTGATCTGGCCCTCGCGGTAGGCACCGTCGATGTCCACCGAGTCCACCACGGGCATGAATGTTCCGAGGCACTCGCGCCTCTTACTGCCGTCCGTGAAGGTGGCGTTGAGGTACACACGCAGAAAGTCGTTGCCAACGTCGAACTTGCCGGCGAAGTCCAGGGATGCAGTCTCATAGAGCGCCGTGTTTGCGTTGCGCTCGATGGAGCCGCCGTTCTCGATGTCGCGCACGAAGTCGACTTCGAGCCCCGTCTCGCGCGAGACGCGCACGAAGTCGTAGGAGGCGTCGAACGGCCTTATCCAGCTATCAGCCATTGGCGGGCTCCTCCCACGTCTCCCACGTCGGGTCGCACGAGGCCACCCACGCGCCGTCGGAACGCTTCACGCTACAGCTGAGGCGGGCGCGGAACCGCTCGCCGTAAAGATCGCGCACCCAGAAGCGCCCCGCGGTGTTCATGACCTCGAGGAATGACTTGTAGTCCTCCTCGTCGAGCAGCAGGAAGTCCATGCTGTCCTTGACGTCCCTCTCGTTGATGCCGTACGAGACGGGCAGCCCCTCCCCGCCGTCGGCGAAGTGCAGCATCTTGTATCCGTGCGTCACCTTGCGGCTCGAGCCCTTCTTGAGATAGCGCCCGAGCCACGTCCTCTCAGCGCCGGCTCCCCAGTTGAGAGCCACCGCGCGGCTGGCCACGGTCGTCTTGACCCTCGTCGATGCGCTCACGCCCGTCGCTGCGTAGGCGACCGCGACGTACTCGAACTCGCTGTTGAGCGGAGGCAGCGGGTCGCTCGCGCCCTCGCCCGCCGCAAGGTGCGAGCCGAGCAGTAGGGTCGAGCCGTCGGGCAGGACGCGCGACACGGTGAAGTAAGACGTCTCGGGCGTGTCGTCACTGTCGGCCTTGCCTGGGAATACGGACAGCTGGCATCCCAACCTCTCGTCGACGAAGATGTTGAGCGACGGCTTGGCGGGCGGTGCCCAGTCGGTCCGGAAAGTTCTCGAGACGGTGACCGATAGCGACGAGCCGGCCGTGACTGTGAGCATGACCCTGTAGGGCGTGAAGTTGGCGAAGGCGTGTTGCGCGTAGCCGAGGCGGAAGGAGCGCGCGTCCTTGTCCACAGCCCCGCTCCACAGGAGGTTGCCCCTGATGTCGCATAAAGACAGGTACTGTCGGCTGACGCCCGTCTCGTCGGCCACCTTCCACGTGAAGGTATGCGGCACCGCACGCAAGGTCGCCCCGTCCGCAGCCGGGTCGGTGAAGAATGCCTGGGGCGCGTCCGCCACGGTATATGCCTCCGCGCTCGACCATGCGCCCCAGTCCTCGTCGAGGCCCTTGGTGCGCACGCGCACGGAGTAGAGGCCCTTGGTGCCGGTCGGCAGCTTCAGGCTCGTACCCGGGCCATCGACCGTCGTGGTGGTGGGACCCGTCGGCGTCGTGACCTGCACCTCGGCTGAGGTCTGCGCCGAGCCGTCCGGATGGTTGGGCACCCATTCGAGCGTCGCGGTCGAACCTGTGGCGTAAGCCGCCCTGACGCCCCTGATGGGGGGGGGGGGCGGCGGGGGG